AGGGTTTCCACCCTTTAAGAGTCCAAAGATTTTCATTATTTTCATAATCATGTTTGTTTCTCTCAATGATTTTACCATCTTTGTTTGTAAGTTTTATTTTTGACATAATTATCTATAGCATATGGGTGGGAAAAACCCACCCATAAATTTATCAATATTAGTTAATGACAGACTCGTTAAGCATTTCAATGCCATATGAGTCGTGTAATTCACCAACACCATATACTGCTGTTGCTACAATCTCATCTGCTCTTAAACTTGCATCTCTTTGTGACTCAATCTTAAGATCTTGCATCATGGCTAAACCAAGTGCATCTTGTGAGAATACTGCACCTTTACAGTTATCAGTATCTGTTGTTCCATCAACATTTGATGACTCAAATATTCTTACACCTGCGATCTCACCAATAAAGCCTGTTCTCATAGCTTCATTCTGTAAGTCACCTGCGTTTGGATTTACAAATGTGTTTGTCAAAGATTTCTTCACATTGTAGATAACCTTTGGGTTGAATACACCAAAGTATGGTGCAGGTACATTTGCTTGTCTTAGTGTTGCAACTGCTTTGAAAATATTATCAATAGTCAATTCAGTTCCTGCACCACCAATGCTTGTTGAAAAGCCATCAAATAATGCTGTAAGATCTGTGTCTATTTTCTTTGCTATTGCTTCACCAAATAATCTACCAATATCTGCACCGACATTTCTTGATGCTGAATTTCTTGCTAGATCAGTTAATGTTGTCATAATTCCAACTTCTGAAGCTGTGATAGTCACAGATGTTGGATTGACTGCTGTGTTTGTTAAGTCTGTTGCTTCATTGACTGCTGATGCAGATACAGTTCCATAAATCGGTACTTCTACTGATTTACCACCACCTGCAATAGTGTAATTACGCACCAAACCACGCATAATTGATTGCTCTTGAGCAACAAATAATGCTTCTTGTACTATCTCGGTATATAGTTCCGATATCGTACTGCTTGTTGTTTCATTTGCCATTTTATTTCTCCTCTAAATAGCTGTTATTATTTATTTAGATTAATCACAGTAGGTTGAGCATTTCGCTGTTTTCTTAGTTCAGCATACTTCTTCCTATCATCTGGATTATTCATATCTAAGTCCGACAAATTAAAGGTTTGTGCGTTCACCTTACCCACATTACTTACACTCCCACTACCAGAAGGTGTTGCAACTTGGAAGTGTGCGTTCTGCGTTATAAACTCTGAAACAAACTCATCAATAGATAATGGTTTGCCTTCTTTGTTGTATCTTGTTGTTCCATCTTTATCAAGTATTTCTGCTTTGCCTTCTTCATTTAGTCTTACATTATCCTTCAGCAAATCTTTTACTTGATTAGGATTGATGGCTCTATTGTTAGATGCTGATTGTATAAGTTGCTTATCAATCTTCTCTCCTCTAAGTTCATCTTGTAATTTTTGTAATTCTTTCTTATGACTATCAACTAAAGACTGCCTTACTTCTTCAAAC